AAAAAACTTTCATTGATTGTAAGTATGTGTTGTTTGATGTATTATATGGTATCAACCTTGATGGTTGGACACACGTTAAATTTAATACTGATGTGGTTTATTGTCTTTGTATATACAATAGCGCTCTGAGAGCCACTATGTGTTACGTCTCGCTAACGAATGATCTTAGGACGATGGGAAAACACGCAATGTTGCGTATGTCTCGTATACAGTTTGGACCAGCCTTATTTCCTTTTGGCAAAGTTGATAATAGTATCGTCATGTCTCATGTGTTGCACATAACTACTGACAGTATTAGACATTACGAGATAACACGACAGCGAGGTCCAAAACCGGAGCATAGGGCACTCTTTAATGAGGTTTATGATAAACGGTTAATGTTAGACAACGCTAAGATCTCAGCAAGACACATGCGACATATGACAATCAATGAACTACGTGACATAGATATTGAGATTATAGAAGAACGCTGTGCGTTTATGTATGAGTGGATGTATAGTATGATAAATAGACAATTAATGAGTGAATCTGCTATGATAGGTTTTATATTATGGATATTAGGTATGCCAGATGAGCATTATACCTTGATTAGTAGGTCCGCATTGTGGTCATGGACTTATGATAGTCTTGAAGACTTTGCAAAAACTGTTAAAAAAGAGATCTCACTAAAGCTGAAAGCTGTCCAGAACTTGTGTGGAATAGATTGTAGCATATTTTTTGAATTCGAAGTTTTGGTAAATAGAGGTATTGGAGCAGTGTCCTGGGAGACAGAAAAAGAACATCGGGTAAATCCGAATACTGTCACTATTAGCGATGTAGAGATTCTAGAGCGGGCTCATGAACTATTCAAGAAAGTCAAGAGGCGTGGCGGCAGGCCGTTTAAAAGTCACTTTGACACTTACTTCAAGATGAGGTGGCAGTGGGCACCACCTGGAGCATATCATTCACAGTATGCTGAAGATCAGCAGTACATATCGAGTGATCCAATGCTTAAAAATAAGTTGTATGCGTGCTGTGCTATGCCTAAGAGGGAACTCGAATTCTTCACAAATAGAACACCACAAATCGTTGCTAGGGCTTCTACAAAGTATGAGTGGGGAAAGCAGCGAGCCATTTATAGTGTTGATAACACTAACTTTATTTTATCAAGTTTTGCCATGAACGGTTGTGAAGAAGCCTTAGCTACCATAGTACCAATAGCCCAAGAGGCAGAGGCCGCTAGGGTTGGTGCTACGGTACGTGAAGTCTTAAAGAATGGCGTACCTTATTGTTTTGACTTTGAGGATTTCAACGCTCAACACTCGACGAGTGCGATGCAACAAGTACTCAAGGCTTACGGCAAGGTATTCGAAGCAGACCTTTCACCACAACAACTTGAAGCACTCGGTTGGGTAACGAAGTCGCTAGAAGATGTAGTCATACAGGATAAATACAACGGTAGTTATAGGGCACAAGGTACGTTGCTTTCTGGGTGGAGGTTGACCACATTCATGAACACGGTACTCAATGTGATCTACACACAAGTGATGACAGAACAAGACCCGTTCCCTACAACACATAGTGGCGACGATATTTTAGGTGCGGTAACTACATTGAAACAGACGCAAAATATTGAGAGAAATGCTCAAATATATAATATCAGGTTCCAAAGTTCTAAATGTTATCTAGGATCCATTGCTGAATTCCTGCGTGTAGATCATAACATAGGGGATGGTAGTCAGTACTTAGCTCGCTCGATTGCTACTCTAGTCCACGGGCCTACAGAGATGGCTATACCTAATGACCCATTGGCTATTTTCAAAGCTATAGCGACGAGAAAGCAAGAGGCAC